CAAACTTTGTAAACTACATGTTCCGTGAGGACATGATCTGTGACGGCATTGAGAACTGCGTCCAGTATATCAAGAATTTTGATCCAGCAAAGTCTTCTAACCCATTTGCGTATTTCACTCAGATCATTCACTATGCATTTCTGAGAAGAATCCAGAAAGAGAAACGCCAGATGGATATCCGAACCAAGATCATTGAGAGATCTGGTTTTGACGAAGTGTTTACAGGAGATGGTGACATCTACAATACTTCTGACTATAATACCATTAAAGAGAACATCCAGTCTAAACTTTATTCATGAAGATTGCCCTGATAACTGATACACATTATGGTGCCCGTAAGGGTAGTAAAACATTCCATGATTTCTTTGGTAAATTTTATAAGGATATATTCTTTCCTACTCTAGAGGAGAGAGGTATCAAAGTTGCAATTCATTTAGGTGATGCTTTTGATAGTCGTAAGTCTATTGATTTTTGGGCATTGGATTGGGCAAAGACAAATGTGTATGATAAGTTTCAGGAACTAGGAATCAAGTTATATAACATCGTTGGTAATCATGACGCCTATTACAAAAATACCAACGATGTGAATTCAGTAGACTGTTTGTTGGGTCAGTATGACAATGTAGTCAAAGTCTCAGAACCAAAGCAGTATAAGATTGGTGGAACAGATATGCTTCTTGTTCCTTGGATTTGTCAAGATAATGAGGAACAAACATTCAATGAAGTGAAGAAGTCCAAAGCAAAGATTGCAATGGGTCATCTTGAACTCAACGGATTTGAAGCATATCGTGGACATACGATGGACAACGGACATGATCCATCAGCATTTCAGAAGTTTGATCTGGTTTATTCAGGACATTATCATACAAGATCTAATGACGGTAAAATCTTTTACTTGGGAAATCCCTACCAGATGTTCTGGAACGATGTGGATGACAAACGAGGGTTCCACATTTTCGATACCGAGACTAAAGAACTTGAGTTCATTGAGAATCCTTACACGATCTTTGAGCGAATCTACTACGAAGATACAAACTACAGAACATTCAATTCAACCATTTACAAGGACAAAATCGTAAAGATTATTGTTCGTCAGAAATCAGACCAACTTCAGTTCGAAAAGTTTATTGATAAGATTCAGAAGGCAGGTTGCATCGAAATTAAAATCGTTGAGAACTTTGCAGTTGATGATGAAGATGTAAATCTTACTGCTGAAGAATGCGAAGACACTTTGACATATCTGAATAAATATATCGACGATTCAGATTTTTATCTCGACAAAAGTGTTGTGAAGAGATTGATGAGAGATGTCTACAGGGAAGCTTGCGAAATGGAGTAATGTATCTAATTACAATTGCTGGAAAAGAGGAAGAGGGAGCGTATTCTGTTCACGATGAGGATGGTGAAAAAGCACTATACCTTTTTGAAGAAGAGGATGATGCAGAAAGATATGCTGGTCTTTTAGAAGCGGATGACTATCCCGAGATGGCAGTTGTAGAAGTTGATGACGAGGTTGCAATTAATATGTGCAACATGTATAATTACCGTTATGTGATCATCACAGCGGATGACTTTGTAGTCCCACCCAGAGATAATGATTTTATTCAAACAGATAAGATGGCGTAACTTCCTGTCCACAGGAAATACATTTACTGAAGTTGATTTTACAGAAGCACAAACAAATCTGATTGTTGGAACTAACGGAGCAGGTAAGAGCACAGTATTGGATGCTCTTACCTTTGTGCTGTTCAACAAACCATTCCGTAAAATCAATAAACCACAACTCATTAACTCTGTCAATGAGAAAGATTGCACCGTAGAGATTGAGTTCTCCACTGGTTCAGTTGATTGGAAAGTCATTCGTGGTATCAAACCAAATATCTTTGAAATTTACAAGAACGGTGAACTTCTTGACCGTGCTGCAGCAGCATCTGATCAGCAGAAGTGGTTAGAGGATAATGTTCTGAAACTGAACTACAAGTCATTCACTCAGATCGTTATCTTGGGTAGTGCATCATTTGTTCCTTTCATGCAACTCCCAGCAGCAAGTCGTCGTGAGATCATTGAAGATCTGTTGGACATCAAGATCTTTTCTTACATGAGCAACATCCTGCGTGAGAAGATTCGCAGCACGAACGAGAGTATTCGTGAACTTACCATCCGTAAGGATCTGGTGGAAGAGAAGATTGATATGCAGAAGAATTTTATATCAGATCTGGAGCAGACTGGAAAGAAGAGTATCAAGGAAAAGCAGAGCAAAATCAAAGAGTTTGATGAAAGTGTAGATGCTCTGTTGAAAGATATTGATGGATATGGAGAGGAGTTAAAAGTAGTTGAAGAAAAGATGGAAGTGTCTTCAGGTTCTAACAAGAAACTTAAGAAACTTGGAACACTTCGTGGTAAACTGCAACAAAAAGTTGCAACCATTACTAAAGAGCATAAGTTTTTTAACGAGAATACGGTATGCCCTACCTGTGACCAGCATATTGAGGAATCGTTTCGCTTAAATAGAATTAATGATGCCCAATCTAAAGCAAAAGAACTTCAACAGGGGTTCCAAGAGTTAGAGGATGCCATCAGACTTGAAGAGGAAAAAGAAAACCAATTCAAGGTTCTTTCTAAGGAGGCAACAAACTTAACGCATGAAATTTCTAAAGCAAATACTAGGATTTCAGGATTACGGAACAGATCAAGAGATCTGGAACAGGAAATTCAAACTATTACCAGTAACCTTGCAAACCGAAATACTGAACGCGATGCATTAGAAAAATTAGTTGAGGAACTGGAGGGATTACAGTCTAAACAATCCGAACAAAAAGAGAATAATGTTTACCACGATTTCGCACATTCTTTAATGAAGGATGGTGGAGTAAAATCCAAAATCATTAAGAGATATCTGCCTCTTATGAATCAGCAGATCAACAAATATCTTCAGTTGATGGACTTCTATATTAACTTCTCTCTGGATGAAGAATTCAAAGAGACGGTGAAGTCCCCCATCCACGAAGATTTTAGTTATGAATC